GTATTCATACTGTTTTTACAATAAATATTTACTTATCTATTAAATCGTTAAGTTTTTGATTAATTTCTACAAGAGAATTTTTTCCTTTTGATAAATCCATAGTGTTATTACCATAAAAAAGGGTTTCTTCTAAGATTAAATCTAACCCATCTTTTACAAATCCTTCAGGTGCCAAACCAGCTTCACCTCCCGGAGGTGGTGCTCCACCTGGTTCAGGTTCAGATCCTCCCGGAGGTGGTGCTCCACCCATATCACCTCCACCGGCACCACCCTCTGCAGGTGCTCCGCCAGCTTCGTCATCCTTTTTACCGTATAAATTGTCAATATTATCAAATAAACCTGTTTTAGTAATAACTTCTGCAGTTTTACCAAGTTCAGCAGAAACCGCCCTTTCAATTCTTTGTTGTTGTAAGTCAAGTCTTATTTCTTCATCTGAGAAACCAAGTATGTGTTTCTTAGCCCAAGAAGCAGAAACAGGAGCAACAGTATCAGCAATCGGTGTAACGGCATCTTTATATAATGTAATTTTTTCTTTCCAAACCTCAACACCAAGTAAATCAGCCTGTTTAGATGGGTTATGTAATCCTAAACTGAAATTAGTAAGCTCATCCTCAAAACCTAAAAGAAATAAGTGAATTATTGCAATTTTGTTTAATTCGGAAAGCATAGATTTTTGAATCCTATTGATTGTTCATGCAAATCTAATGTCGAGAAGTGAGAGGTTTTTTCCATCACCAACAGCCTCCTCAAAACCTAAATACGCCTTTGGTACTCTTAATGCGGTTACAAGTTTCTTTTGGATATATTCAATATCTGCAATTTCCGCTAAGTTTGTACCTCCAGGTAAAGTTTCTATTGGGTTAGTTTGTGCTGGGTCTCTAACAGGAATAAAGAAATCCTGATCGACAGCAAGTTGGTTATATCTTAAATCAACGTTTCCTGTTTTTGGATCAGCAATCTGATCTCTTTTAAATTTATTTGCAACTCTTTGCACATATGGATCAACATCTTTATCATCCATATTACCAACAAACACTTTAAATACTCTTCTTTCAGGTGCTCTTGAAACACGATAAATTAACATAGCATCTTCAGATAATAAAAGTTGTTTCCATATTCTTCTTGCTTTTTCTAACATAGAAGTACCATAAGGTAATTTTCTATCATCACCTAAAATTCTAAAGTGTCCAACTTCCCAAAGATTAAATTCCATATTCTTTTCTTTCCATACGAACTTTAAGGCATCATTCTCCATTTCTTGGGAATACTTATCGGGTTGGAACCTCATCCCTTTTTCTAATCTTTCAATTTGTATATTTGGTAATTGTTGACACCCAACCACCCCTTTTTCGGGATCTAGTTTTAGATAAACAAAATTGTCACCAAATTTACAAGTGTTTCTTGTCCACATCGGTAAATTGGTATTAATGTCCAATCTTGTTACAAATAAGTCAGTTAATACAGATTTGATTCTTTTTGATTCTGAATAAACTTTTAAAATGTCTCCGTCTTTATCGGGAGTAGTAGATTCTTCGGCATAAACATCAAGTGCTGCTGAAATTTCAGGAGTATATTCCATAGATTCGTAATCATAGTATGAAGCCATTCTTGTTGGTTCATAATAGACAGCTTGTTGATATAAATTGGATTCAACCTTTTGCCATTGTTTACCCAAATATACAGTTTGTTGTGCTTGAAGTTTTTCAACTTCATACTCTTTTTTGTCTGTAGTTTTAAGTAATTCTTTTTTATCGAATTTGAATACGGGGGATTGTTGATCTAAAGTTGCACTCGGTCCAAATGCTTTACTCAACCTTTGCCATATTGTATATTTATCTTGTGCCATTGTTATATTTTTTTATTAAAAATTAAATAGGTTTGTCTATAAACTAAACCCTTTTACTACCGAATAACCATAAATAGTTTTCATAGTCACTTTTAGTCGGTCCACTTTTAGGGTAATTATTTAACCCATAAACATCTACAGGTATTCCGGGATTAAAACTTCTTGTCGGATCGGCATGAACTTTTGTTTCAACTTGCCAAGATTCTAACATTGCTTTTGTTTGTTCTGTAACCTTTTCTAACTGTGCAAATGATGTTTCAGCAACATAAATTGCCATAGCAAGAGCCATAATTAAATCATCGTGTTGTCCCTTTTGGTGATCAGGTCTACCATTAATGTACACAAATGTGTTTAATTCATTAAACAACCTTTGGGACTTCACGCTAAAGTTATGTCTTAATGCTTCCTCAAAAGATGCAACTATTTGTACCCTTTTACTGTTAAAGTTAATTCCTGGTATTTTTTCTTGTGCTTTAGGATTCCACTTCCATTTATCCGCAGGATTAACCCCATCAACATATAAATTTTTATATCCAAGTTCTTGTAGTTTTCTTGAAGTTGCAACACCCATTCCGCCTGTAATATCAGTAACAATAAGTGCGTTATACATCGTCCCCCATTTATAAGCGATTTCTGCAACAACATCAGGTGGTACTTTTGCTATGTATTCTAAAACTTGTTCTCTTTCCTCAAAATCGATGATAATAAATGTCGTAAAATCTTCACTGTCTCCTCTTGAAACGTCCATACCAAGTATATATCTGTGCCCTTGTACTGGTTCTTTCCATTGCCAAAGAACACCACCCATAAATTTATTTTCAGGTTCTCTAATATGGTTCTCTTTAATTTTTTTCATTGTTTCAGGTGGTATTACGTTATCCCCTGAACCAAGAAAGTTACATTCTAATTCCTGTGAAATTTTTCTTTTATCAAACTTTAGTTTTTTTGCCATAGCCTCAAACCAAGAACTATATGCTTTGTACCCGTTTTCAACCTTTTCTTTTATCTCTTGAAAATTTCTATCTGAAACTTTAATATTACTATAGTCAATTGTTATTTCATCATCTTTATAATCAGAACGATTTAACATATAGTGGACAATATCATCACATTTTATAAGTTTTAAATCTTTAGAATACCTTGGATCTCTAAACCAATACATTTCAGTGATTCTAAAGTCATTCATTCCTTTTATTGCCTGACTATAAATCGAATAATATATAGGATCGAATCCGTTAGGTGTTGATATTACAATAACTTTACCTCCCGTTGAAAGGGATGCCATACACGCTGACCAAAAATCCTCATCGGCATCAATATAAGCCGCTTCGTCAAAAATTAGAATTGTTGGTGTATATCCACGAAGTGCATCTTTGGATGTTGCAACTGCCTTAACCTCACACCCGTTTGTTAACTTAAAATGTCTTTGTGAATTTTTTTCATTTGAAAATGTTACTCCTAACCATTTCGGCCACTGATCAACAAATGCCCTTACTTTATTTGCCATTTCGACGGCAGTATCAAGTTTGTTTGCGATTATTAGGATTTTTTCGGGTTTTTCTTTACGGGCAAACACCAATCTTTTAGATGCCCAAGCAGAGGTTACAGTAGATACTCCCGCTTGTCGATATTTAAGTGCGATATTTTCTTCACACTCATCATAATCTTTAACTAAAGTTACTTGATCGTTAAAAAGTTCTAACGGAACATATTTTGATTGTGTGTTATCGTAAGTTTGTAAATATGTTTTTAGTGCGTAAGGTGTATCTCTGACGCATTTCGCATATTCTAATAGTGCTTGTTCTTTCGATAACGCCATTCATTTAGTTTTTTCTTTTAATCATTTTAATTAACTCACCTTTAGTCGTATGTGGAGGTAAATGTTTTTCTAAAAGTTTAAGAATTCCTTCCTCAAGTTTTTTTACTTCGTTAGTTTCTGTTTTCTTTTTTGGTAAACCTTTATGTTTGGTTGATGCAAAATCTTCTAAATCTTTTTCTGACATTTTTTTTGCCATATCTTGCACCTTTTTTGAAACTTTAGATTTAGGTGTGTCACCTCTTTTTACTGAAAGAGCTAAACCCATAATTTTTTGTTGTTGTTTAGATACCGATTTTTCAGTTACTTCCTCCTCACCAAGTTCTTCCTCATAAGTAATAAAAGTTTTACCGGCAGATTTCAATTTTGCCTCGTCTGGGCCACCTTTTTTTACATTAGGTATTGACTGTTCCATAACTTTGTTATATAAAACAGATAATTGTTTAGAATCCAATTTTTCTAAAGTATTAATAGAAAACCCTTCGTGTAAAAGTTTTGCTAATTTATTATTCATATGTTTCATCACTAACTAAATTTTTTTCCCATTTTAATACGATATCTCGTTCATATAATTTATTTTCAATTTCTTTGTCAGTTTCACCAAAATTAAAAACAAGCCTTTTTTTCTTTTTAATTAATATTTCATCACTATCTGATTTTTCCCATCCAAGAGCAATCACACCATCAACAGAATCATACACACCAAAATAATCTGAGTTTTGTATTAAAACTAATTCAATAAATGAATTTTTAAGTGTTCCAACTTTTTTGATAAATTGTATTTCTGGTGGTTGTGGTTTACCAGATGCGGGTTCTGAATCCCAATCCTCACCCCACACATCATCCAAATCTGAAAAAATGAATTCATACATATTATCACCTTTATAATTTGGACCTAATTCATTTATATAAATCAATCTCATATAATATCTCCGTTTGGTGTTACTTTTACTTGTTTACCGTTAATCGTAAAAACTAAATTTTTCTTATTTGTTAAACCAATGATTTTTGCGTTTGTATTTTCTTCCAACAAATAAAAAGCACTTAATCTTTGATTTTTTGTTTCACTTAATCTGTGAATTTCATTCTTTGTTTCAATTTTGTTAATTTTTTCTTTCAAAAATTGTTTCTTCTTTTTATTTTCTAAAATAGTTTTTTCACTTGGTTTAATATCAAAATATTTAGAAAGTACTTTTTCCACTTTAGATTCACTATAGATAGAATCTGTCATATAACCATAAGTTTCTTTTGGTTCTGACATCATAGGTTCTTCAGTTGACATTGGTTCTTCTCCACCCATATCAAATTCATCTTCTGAACCTAAGTCAAGTTCACCTGGACCTTCAGCACCGTAATCATCCGATTCTTCGAATTTTGAAAGAATATCTTCTTTATCATCCTCATCAAGATTTTCTAAATCAATTGCTGATAATATTGAATTTACAACATATTTTATATCTTGAGAATCCATACCCTTTTCTTTATCGTATGCTCTGATTTTTTGTCCTAATTTTCCTGTAAGTTTTTGTATTGTTTTTAATGCGTAAGGTTCACCTGTTTCATCGGATTCTCCACCCATTGGTGGTTCTCCCCCCATATCTTCTTCTCCCCCCATCGGTGGTGCTTCAGATCCCATACCTTCAGGCGGTAACCCCATACCTTCTTCACCTCCCATTGGTGGTGCTTCTGCTCCCATATCACCTCCTTCTGCTGGTGGGGTACCCATATCTCCCCCTTCCATTGGTGGTGGTGTGCTTGTTCCCATATCTGCAGGCGGTGGAGGTGTACCCATATCAGCGGGTGGTGCTCCTGCTCCCATATCTGCAGGCGGTGGTGCACTTGCTCCCATATCTGCAGGTGGTGGAGGTGTTTCTACTGAAGGTTCAGTTACGGGTTTACTTTTTTTTTTAGTTCTGAGAACAAATCTTTGTTCTCCGATTAGTGGAATCTCATTCTCGTTTTCGTGAACACGATTTAATTCACCTGCCAACAAGTTTAATTTTTTCATCGCTTCTGAATAAGATCTAAAATATTTTCTATGTCTAATAGAATCAGTATAATCTAAATTAGATTCATTAATTCCTTGTTTAATTATATATCCCAATCTTTCTTTTACAATACCATAGGTATTTCCATCAGCCAATTTGATAGTATAATTTAATGTTGATAGTTCATTAATTTCTTGTTTAGGTGTTTCATTATATCTTGCAATTTCAAGGATACGTTTAATTTTATCCATACCTTGTAATTTTTCACTACCTAGTGGTTTTAAATCCGCCATTGTTAAATGTTTTTAATGTTTAATTATTTTAAAAAACTTTTTATATAAATATATTGTTATTTAGTAATTTACTTTTTATTCGTAATTTTCTTGTTCTAAAGACAATCTTTTGTCTGTTATTTTGTTTTTGAAGTTTTCAAGTTTTTCAATATAACCGTTTCTTCTTAAGAATTTAAAAACTAAATTCTCGTATGAAAACTCTCCTTCTTTTTTCAAACCGCACGTTCTATATTTTCTAAGTTTTTCACGATATTTTTTAACTAACTTTACTGCTTCAGGTAAAGATTTACTTTCAGCGTCATCTAAAGCTCCGTCAATTATGTCCATCCATTGTTCCGCCTTTTGTTTGATTTTTTTCTCATTCACAACAAACTCTTCTTTTTTTGGGAATTTTACCCATTCATTTTCCATTAATGAATAAACTCCAGAACTTTCATTTTTTTCATTTAAATCTTGAACGTATACTTCTACTTCATAACCTTTAATGATAATGTCGTGTGCTGCGTTAAAAACGGTTTTTTTCAATCTAAATAATTCTTCATATAACTCTTTGTCTTCTTCAGCATCATCAAAGTCGTATACAATATGTAAATCAAAGTCAGAAAACTCACTCCAATTGTATCCAACAAGTGAACCGACTAAAATTATATCTTGTACAAAAAAATCAACATCAAGATAATCGATAAATAATTCAGCGATTTTTAAAAGTCTACTTTTTATTTCTGACTTTAATTCGGGTTTTTGTCCTTCAGAATCTGCCGTATTTTTTTCTTTAGGTAAATCCCATATTTCCGGATTTAACTCGTCCTGTAAATAAAAACTGTTTATTATTTTTTTTGTGTCTGCCATAAATATAAATACTCTAATTGGTTCAATTTTCCAATTTTTTATACTTATACTTTTTAGATATATCAGAATTAAAAAATTTACCCTGTGACTCAGACAATCTAAATCTAGCATAAACATTATGAGGAACATCTTCATATTCATATTTTACACCATTTTTAAATTCAGAGATTAATTTTTTTGTTTCTACATCATATTCTGTTCTAACAAGATTTGATGAGTTAATTTCACAAATTATTTTTGTGTCGTGGATTGTTGTTCTTGTAATTGCCATATTTTTAGTTTTTTACATTTAATGTAACTATAATTTTATAGATTATAAATATTTGGACACCTACTAAAGAGTACAACAAAATTTTTTTGAAAAAATATGAGTAAAATTTGGCAGATTGTAATATTTTGTATAAGTTTGTGTTATAGTAATAAACCCTTAAAAAAATAAAAGTTATGAAAAATTTGATTTTGTCTTTAGTAATGTCAGTAGTAAGTTTGGTTTCTTTTTCGCAAGTAATTGAAATTGAATTCAGCAAGTTCACTCTTTTTAATACAGGTATGTTAAGAGGGTATGATAATGTAATTGATTCCACGAATTATGTGGCGGTTAATAAAGATATGATTGGAACTAACAAATATATTTTTGATTTAGATAAAAAAACGGCAAAACGATACCTTAGTGGGTTACTTGTTGAAAGTGTTGATATTCTTACTTTCACAAAAAAAGGAAGTACTGTTGTTCTTACAATGAATGATAAAGAAACGTCTACCGGTAAAACCGTTGTTAGTACTGTTCATTTGAATACTAATAAGAACGATAAGACAAAACCGTACTACCTTATGTACTTCATCAGTACGGTAACAAACACAACTAACGGTGCAATTGTGTACAATTAAAAAAAACCTCCAAGTGGAGGTTTTTTAATTTATTTATTTTACTTTAAAAGAAGGACAATAGTTAGTTAACATAGTTGATATTGTACCATCTTTGTTGTTAAAATAGTCACCTTTCCACAAAGATGAAAACGCAGTACCAACCTGAGTAGGTTGAGCCATTTGGTTATTTGTTGCCCCATTGTATAAAAGGTAACTCGCATTAAATTCATCAATTTGTGGTTGACCTGTTGGTCTAGAAACTGAAGTACTGACTTTTTCGTTGTTATCACAATCCCAAACAAAATAAGCACCTAAATTAGGTACGTCAGTAGTAATGTTTAATGCCAAATGACCCGGTACTACTTTGTTGTCTTTTTTGTATGCCATTGGTGTTATTTTAAATTTTACTATTTCCTTTGTTGCATCGTTTTTCCTTATTTGAAATTTTTTCCCCCCTAGTGCGATACTTTCAGGTTCTGATGGAACCATAGTACTTGTTTCAGGATTCTGTTCCATAATAACTCTTTTTATAATTCGAGTTAAATCTGATTCTGTTAATCTTATAATTCTTTTCATAAATTTTTTTATTTACAATATAAATATGTGTTATTTATAAAAAAATTCTAAAGACGTATAAAAAATAAGAATTGATTAATTTTTTAATATCAATTACAATTAAAAAAAAGAAAAAATATGATTGATTCAGCAGACAGTAACGAAAAATCAAAAAACAAATCTCAGTCAAACAACTCAACAAAAACACCCGTTTTGGATAATTTTTCTAGAGATTTAATAAAATTAGCAGAGGAAGGAAAATTAGATCCGATTGTTGGTAGAGAAAATGAAATTAATAGAATTGCACAAATTTTATCAAGAAGAAAAAAGAACAATCCGATTGTTCTTGGTGAACCAGGATGTGGAAAAACAGCAATTATAGAAGGACTTGCAAAAAAAATATTTGAGGGTGATTGTCCACAAATATTATCAAATAAACGTATTGTTTCATTGGATATGACTTCTGTTGTTGCGGGTACAAAATACAGAGGACAATTTGAAGAAAGAATGAAGGTAATAATGGAAGAACTTTACGCAAATCCTGACATTATTATTTTTATCGATGAAATACATACTATGATTGGTGCTGGAAACGCATCAGGTACAATGGATGCGTCAAATATCTTTAAACCAGCACTTTCAAGAGGAGAATTACAATGTATTGGAGCAACAACTTTAGAGGAATATAGAAAGAATATTGAAAAGGACGGTGCCCTTGAAAGAAGGTTTCAAAAGGTAATGGTTGATCCATCAACAAAAGAAGAAACACTTGAGATATTAACAAATTCCAAAGAAAGGTATGAGGATTATCATAAAGTAAAATATAGTGATGAAATCTTAAATCTGTGTGTTGAGTTAGCAGATAGATATATTACAGATAGGGAATTCCCCGATAAGGCTTTTGATATTATTGATGAGGTGGGTGCAAGATCTCAAGTAGAAATTAAACTTCCTGAAATTATTGAAGATTTAAAAAAACAGGCAGAAGAAATTAAGAAAGAAAAAATTCGTGTTATCAATAGTCAAAAATACGAAGAAGCTGCGAACTTAAGAGATAAAGAAAGAAAAATATTAATTGAGTTAGAAAAGGAAAAGGAAGAGTTTGAAAAAACAAGGAATTTATTCAAAAGAGATGTAACAGAAGATATTGTATATGATGTTGTATCCCTTATGACAAAAATCCCAATAAATAAAATTTCCACAGATGAGTCTGAACAATTAAAAACATTAAAAGAGGTTCTTAATAAAAAAGTTATTGGACAAGATGATGCGGTTTCAAAAATTGCAAGAGCGATTCAAAGAAACAAAGTTGGTTTAAATGATCCAAAAAAACCAATTTTTAGTGGATTACTTATTGGTAATTCAGGTGTTGGTAAAACAGAACTTGCAAAACAATTAGCAAAACATATGTTCAATACAGAGGATGCACTTATAAGGTTAGATATGAGTGAATTTTCTGATAAAATTTCAACATCTAAATTAACAGGAACATCTCCAGGTTATGTTGGTTATGATGATGGTTCACCATTTTTAAATAAAATTAAAAACAAACCGTACTCAGTTATTTTACTTGATGAAATAGAAAAAGCACATCCTGAAATTTTTAACGTGTTTTTACAAATGCTTGATGAAGGGTTTTTAACAGATGGACACGGAAGAAAAATTAATTTTAAAAATTGTATAATTTTAATGACATCTAATGTTGGTACAAGGGCAGTGCAACAATTTGGTACTGGCGTTGGATTTTCTACTTCAACAAAAATAGAACAAAAAGAAGAAGAAATTAAATCAGTTTTAGAAAAAGAACTTTTCAAAAGATTTGTGCCTGAGTTTATTAATAGATTTGATGATATTGTATATTTTAAAGACTTGGATGAGGATGATTTAATGAAAATTATCGATTTAGAACTTGAAAAAGTTTATGAAAGAGTTAGAAAAATTGAATTTGATGTTGAAGTGGATGAATCATTAAAGAAGCATATCATATCAATTGGGACAGATACTAGATTTGGTGCAAGGATTCTAAAAAGAACGGTACAAAAATGGGTAGACGATTTTATAACAGATAAAATTTTATCGGATAACCCTGAAAAAGGTAGTAAATTTATTTTATCTTATAATCAGAAAACCGATAAAACAGATATTAAGATTAAAAAACCAACAAAAAGAAAAATAAAAAACCCCACTTAAAAAAAGTATTTTTTTAAAGTAAATTACCCCCCCTCCATTTTGTTTTATTAAGGGGGGGTATAATTTTTTTATCTATACAACACGGTACTTTTTTTATCAAAAAGAACATCAACAAAAATACCACCATTTTCTACGTTGTCTCTATTCACCCAGAAAGCTTTCCCTCCCGTTTCTTCTTGTTCATCGTCAACTTTAAAACTATATTGAGAATATATTGAAGTCGCCACAGGTATAAAAATTATATCTTCTTGAGTTTCACTAAGTTTTAGTTTATTATCAAATAAAATTCTAACTTCTATTTTTTCATCATATATAAAATTGACCGGTTTTAATTTAATCTTTAAACTACCATCTGGAACATCATACGAACTTAAAATGTTATTGTTTTTACTATCCATTACTTTTACTAATTTAACACTATCTTTTGTGAATGGAATGATATCTTCAGAAGATGTTTCTTCTTTTAATACACGTC